AATGATGGGACTATAGAGCGTGACCAGGAGCGTATAGATAATGAGAATAAGTTTGGTTGTTTTATGACTAACGCACAGATAGAGCGTGGTGATTGTGATATACCTAAACTTATTGAAGAAGATATTAAAGATGATATTATAAAAAAGGAGGTAGTCGTTGAAGAAATTAAAGAAGATGTGGAAGTCATCATTCCTGAGGATGATGTTGATGTACTCGACCCACCTAAAGAGGAAGTTATTAAAGATGAAGTTGTGGAGTTTGAAGAACCGCCTATTGAGTTCGAGATTATTGAATTTGATTTGGAAGATATTGCACCCGAAATCGTGGTGGAAGTACCAGTATTGGTTGAAGATGTAGAAGATGAGCCTATTAAAGAAGATATACCTAAAGTTTTGGAAGAAGATACTCCCGACACAACGTTACCTCCTGTGGAGATTAAACCAGAGAGAGAAGATATAGTCCTTACAGAAGAAGAAGTTGCTGTTGAAGTAGCTGAAGTTGTAGAGATTATAGAAGATATTGTTGTTGAGGAAGCTACTGTTGAAGAAGTTGTTGAAGTACTAGAAGAAGTTAATGATATAGGTGTACAGAATCTATCTTCAGTCACAGAGGAAACACAGGATGTCATACAGGAGGTTGTCCAGGAAGCTATAGCAGATGTTGCAGAGCTTACTGAAGAACAAGTAGAAGTTGTTGCTGAAGTATTACAAGTAGAAACAAAAGATGTAGCTATTATTGCTGAGTCTATTAAAGATGATGAGGTTATAGCTGAAGCTGTAGAAGAATATGTTGAACGTGCTGTAGCAAATGCAGACGTTGAAAACTATACATTAGCTGACGTTGTAACAGAAGTACAGTTTGAAACCTTTATAGAGAACCCAATACAAACGTTTATAGACATTGACATACAAGAAATAAACTTTAGTGACATAGGAGATGACATGACTAATGACCAGAAGGAAAAAGCTCAAGAAGTTGTAGTTCCAGTAATCTTGACTAGAATAGCTACTATGGCTGCTTTCATATTTAGGAGAGGCAATGTTTAAAAAACTAGGTAACTGGGTAATAGATGCAATTAAGGAAACACTTAACCTTAGCTGGACTCTTGTTGGTTTAGTGATTGCTACGCTTACATTGACAGGTTCAGCACAACAGGTAACAGGTCTTGCTACTATAATAACATTAGTAATATGGTTAATAACTTTAGGATGGAGAAAGTAACATGGCACATGCAGCTAGAAAAGCAGCAATGCTTAAAAAACATGGATTATCTGGTGTAAATAAACCTAAACGTACACCTAAACATAAAACTAAATCACATGTTGTCCTTGCACAAAAAGGTCACGAAATAAAATTAATTAGATTTGGTCAACAAGGTGTACATAAGGTGAAATGGTAATATGGCTAAAAAAGTAAGCTGGCAGTGGGGCGGTAAAACTTATAGTGGTACTTTTATTAGAGAAACTAAAACACATATTTTTGCTAGAACTAAAAATGGAAAAGTTAAACGTATCGTTAAAAAGAAAAAAAAGTAATGGCATTACCTGGAGCATATGTTGTCAATAGTCCTAAACCTGGAGAGTACTGCGATAATTGTATGCATTACTCTAATAATTATTGTCTTAAATTTTACAAAGAAGTAGCACCATATGGTTGGTGTGCAGTATGGAAGCCAATGAATAATGAAGTATGAAGTACTTAGAATTAGTAGTGGTAAAGATGCTACATCAGGATTGTTATTTGAAATTAGTCAAAACAAACGTACATTTCTAGCATACACATTAGAAGATGAACAAAGAGATGTTAAAGTCTGGGGTGAAACTCGTATCCCTGCTGGTACGTACAAGTTAGAATTAAGAACTGAAGGTGGATTTCATAATAGATATCTTAATAAATACGGTAATACTTTTCATAAAGGTATGATACATGTGCAAGATGTACCAGGATTTGAATACATACTATGGCATACAGGTAACACAGACGAGCATACAGCTGGTTGTTTGATACTAGGTAACACACAAACTAACAATCGTATAGCTAAAGATGGGTTTGTTGGCAATAGTGTTGACGCATATAAATTTGTTTACCCGCGTGTTGCAGCTGCTATAGAAGCAGGATTAAGTGTAGAAGTAGAGTATATAGATTATGATGGTGATGTACAAGAGATAGTTGATGAGTCTAGTAACAATGTAATGGATAAATTGTCAGAAATAAGTGGAGAAATTCAAATGTTGTCTGCTAAACTAGACGGCAGAAAGATAAATTAACATGCGTATCAATAAAATTAGCAACAAACTATACAGTGATGAAAACGAATTACCTGATATTGTAGAAAATGAATCAGAAATAAAATTTGATTACGGAGAAACAGGTAGCGATATACCTGAATTAAATACATTTCAAGCTGCTAATGACCAAGTTGCTATAGAAGAAGCTATACCTTCTAAACCATTACGTGATGCTGTTCCAAATGAAATAGACAATATAATGAGTTCTGGTAATCCAGATGTAGTTAGAAAATATCTTTTTGAAAATAAAGGAATAAACATTAGTAAATCACAAGCATTAGATGTAATTAAAAATTACAATGCTCCAAAAATAACTGAAGGTTCTGGAGTTGTAAAAAGTGAATCAACACAAAATAAAGCTGCGTTTGCTATGGAACAAGAGTTAGATGTTTTAAAAAAACAATTAAATACTTATGGTGAAGTAAGTCCAAGTACTTACTCTGCTAGTAGAGCAAAGAAAAAAGCTGAACAAATGTACGGAAAGTCTATGTTACAAGGACCTTCTAAAGCTGGTACTGGTGGTGTACCATTAGCTAAATTAAATCCTACGTATTCTGCATCAAAAGCTTATTTACAAAGTGAAATTGAAATAAAAGAATTAGAATTAAAAAAGTTTAAACAAGTAATGGGTAAATCTGATGATGTAGTAGGTATGGAAACAAGATTAAAAACTGCTGGTGTTAAGGTAGAAGACCTACCATTAGCTACTGAAGATGTATCTAAAGTTAAAAATCCAGAAGCTAAAGGTATTGAAGGATTAACTGATAAAAATAATACATTTTTTATAGATGATAAAATTGAATTATATGATGCAGATAGAGTAACAAAAGGACCTGTAACACAAACTACTAAAATAAATAATTATTTACAAGGACCAGGAAAATTTGGTAATACTTTAAATGTAGAAAAAGCTCAAAGAACATTAAATAATATACCAAATGATTTACTACCAAGCATGACAGAACTAGGTGAAGCAAGTTTTGTTGAAAATAAATCTGGTAAAAAAATATATGGAACTTCTTCTAATATGCAATACATAACAGATAGAGCAAACAAATCTACTGCAGACCTTGTAGCTGGATTAATGAGAGAAGAAGCAGAAGCTATTGGTAGACAAGCTGAAGAAATAATTAAACAAGAACGTGTTATTAGAGACCCTGAAGATGGAAAACTTAAAAAAGTAAGTTACACATCTTTAGATGCAAAGCCTAGAGATAACAGCATGGTACAATCTGGACCTACAAGTACAGAAATAAAGTATGCAGAATTTAAAGGTCAAATAGGTAGTTCTCCTGATAGAATTGCTGGTTCAAAAGATTTTGGTATAGGTTGGTTAGATAGACAAGATAAAAAATTATTATCTGATTCCCGTTTAGTTAATGCACCAAGAACTAAAGGTGGTAAGTTTTCTACAGCTAAAAAATTAATGTCACCAGAGATGCAAAAACTAGCTAAAGCTGCTAATGAAGCAGAATTTCGTCAAAACTTTATTTCCAGAATAGATGAAGAATTACAATCTAAAGTACAAAAAAGTTCAAACATTATTGATACACCTAAGGGTTCAGTTAATAGAGGAATGGGAGATACTCGTGTTGATATAAACTTAGAAAACACAAGAGGTGAAAAATATAAAACAGGAGAATTTGATATTAAAAAAGATAATGTATCTGGACAAGGTCCTAAAATTCCTAATGCAAGAGCACAAGTACAAGGTCCTGGTTTGACAGGTAAAACTCTTTACGAAGAACAATTAGGTAGAAGGTTTGCACGTCCTTCATCTGGTGTAGGTTCAGGTAAATCTACTAACAAGGGTGTAGGTATTAGAGCAACTGATGCTAAGTTAAAAGCTGATGCGTCATTAGCAGCAAAAGCTAGAAAAGCAGTAGGTCTTGCATACGGTGCAGGTAAAATTGCTAAAGCTGCTACTAAATTAAACCCTGCATTGTCAATGTTGAGTATGTTGCCGAAGCAAACTTTTGATGATATACTATACAACAAGAAACCACAGGCATAATATGCTTGAAAGATTTAAGAGAAAAAGAAATTCTGATGGGACGTTTAAAAAAGACGTAGCGTGGACTCCTTGGAACGAAGCATGGAGTTATAAAATGAGTGAACAACTTAAAGATATGATTGAAAGAACTGCTTGGACCTTCATTGAAGCGTTCATAGGTGCGTTAACAGTTGCTCCTCTAGTTGGTGTAGATGCTGAAGTACTTCAGTTAGCTGCGTTAGCTGGTGGTGGTGCTGCACTTGCAGTAATAAAGAAACAAATAACCGTTAGTAAATAATGGCTAAGTCAGATGTTTTCGATACTAAGGGTAGAAGTAGATGGAATCCCAGACCTTCAGGACCAAATAATAATTTAAGAGGTACAGCTGTAGGTAATACACGTGGATTAAACAAACCACCTGTTATACAAAGTACTGTTCGAATAGGTAATGATTATAGTTATATAGGACAGACTAGAGACCCTATACAAGTTAGGATGGATTTAAAACATCGTTTAGACCCAAAGACTATGAAACGATTAGACCAATTAAGAGGTGTTGGTGAAAAAATAAACTCAGTTAGAAAACCTATAGATAAATATGCTGCACATATGGCTAAAGCTGCAAAAATATCTAAAGGTATAAACATAGCTGGTTTTGCATTAGCTGCTGGTGAAGGTATTTATAAAGGTACTAAACGTGCATTAGGTCCTGGTGGTACACAGTTTCATACAAGTACAGGTGTTCCTTTATGGGAAGATAGAAATACTGATAACATAGGAAGCAAATTAAATTACTAATGAAAAAAACTAAACGTGTTTCTCAATACCAAGTAGGTCAAGGATATGCTGGGCTTGGTAAAAAAGAATTAGAAAAAAGAAAATACCAAGCTAA